GAAAACCAACGGAAAAAGCTCCAAGGACACCGTCTTTGATTAAATCTGCACATTCTGCGTGCTTGCTAATCTTTGCCTCCATATGCAAACCATCGCCAGTAGGAGTAACTTTTGTTGCTCTACCGATAGGTTTATTATGATCATGATTAAAAAGAATTACTGGATTCTTTTCAAAATTTCCTAGCCCTCCTTTAGTCCAGGCATCCGCAACTATTGAATCACCAGCACGGTCAAAATCCACAGTACTTGCCATACCACGAACCATAACCGATCCATCTTCATGTGCTTCGGACTTAAAAGTAGAAGTTAAGTTGAACATTTTATCCACTAATTTTCTCCCTTTTAACTTTAGCAGAAGCTGGTTTTTTAGCTTGTGCTTGTTTTGGTAGCTCATATCCATTTGCTGCTGCAAATGTTGCTAACAATATTAACATTTTAGGATAGCCACCAAGTTCGGTTTTTATCGTCACTCCTGGAATAGGTTGTCTTTCCAAACCGAGTTTATTATACTCTTCTTGTGTAAAAACTTTTCCTTGTTCAATAAAAAATACACTTAGCTTTTTTAATATCTTTTTTATCTTAAACTTCATCGTCTTCTGCTCCTTCAGTTGGTCTACCACCTTCTGCAGGATTTCCTGCTGATCCGGCTATATTTGCAGGTACTCGTATCTCCGTAGTACCCTCTATCTCTTCAAATCCTAATCTATCCCTTGCCTCTGCCGCTGTTATTATTCCTCCATTTACTAGCGAAGTATAGTAAGCTGCTGCATCTCGTAATTCTGGTTGTAGTGCCGGTATTTCAGAAATATCTTCCTTTATGTGGAATCCAAAATATCGTGAGATTGCATGGTTTAGTTTTCTAACTATAGGTACTATGCATTCTAAATAATACAAACGTTGATTTGGTCGAATGTTTGCATTATTTCCAGAATCTAATAAAATAGGTGGAATTCCTAATGCTTTTAATATTATCTTTTCATTTTCTATAATAGCATTTTGAAAATCTAAATCTTTGAAACTAACATTAGAAATTGCATCTACTTCAATTCCACCATCTAAAATAAGTGGACGTCTTCCTCCAGTGTCGGGCCTGTATCTATTCTGCCAGGCTATTATCATTCTATCTTTAATTTTATCTGACAGAGTATTAGGAGATTTTAAGACTAATCCCGGAACTGCTCCATTTTTGAAAAAATTATCTTGAAACTGTCTCATTGAGTACACAAGTTCCATTGTTCTAAAGGCTGGTTTTAACCTTGATGTTCCTCGATAGATTGAATGAAACGAGTTTTCTTTTATATGTATTATTTCATCAACACCATAAGTTATTTGTTGATTCAACGTATAATTTTTTACAAATGTTTTCTCATCTGTATGAATCCTCATTTTTGATGAAGGTAAATGATACAAGTGCACCCCATCAAAGTAAATAAATATATTTCCATCTAATAAATAATCAGTAAGAAGAGTTCTTTTAAAGCTATTTATATCTTGGAATGGATTTGGCTCTCTATTGAGTAGCTGATCTACTTTTGATCGTTTTACATTTTTTCTTATACCAGAAAAAGCATTATCGGGTAATACAAGAGCGGGCATATCCGCAGCATCATCAACTATCATATTTACACCACGATTTACAACTTCAAGTCTCTCATACATCATTTCATATGAAAGAATAAGCTCGCGAGTGCCTTCTTGCTTGCCCCGATCCAATATTTGACCCGGGTTTAACTTTTCTTCAATTCCAAGTAGTCTATGATACCAAGCCATGTTTTTCTCTCTGTATTTCTACCCATCTCATCTGCTTCTTTGCAGTTACTAAGGGTGGTTCTTTTCCATATACACTATGCAGTTTTAAATGGTGGGCATGACAAAGAGTAACTGTATATTCATATAATTCTGGTTCAAATTCCTCAATAAAATCATCTCGTAATGCCTGTATATATTCTGGATTATGCCCGTTTTCTTTTAACCATTTATTTAATAATAGTGTCAAGCTATAAAAATGGTGAAAGTCTAATCTTTCGTTTGTGCCACAAATTCTACATTCGGAAGCTTTTTCATAGCGAGACTTAGCCTTATCTCGAACATACTTTACAATATCGCGTTTTAACTTAGGCATGATTTTAACGACACTTTCATCTATAAAAGAATTATATCGGGTTTCAACTACGTTGTCAAATATTATTTTTCAGAAGGTGGTATTTGACGTTACAAAAGAATACAATGCATATCTCATGGCATCTGCCATATGTGAAGCCCTATCGTGTTTTGGTTTCTCTTTTATTAAGTTGGGATTTGGATCCCACTGGTAACTTTCAATAGAGTATTGACTTTCTGTACACTTTTGATCAATAACTAGCTTATCGTTATCTACAATGCCTGCCACGTGTCCTATTCCGTCAAGAAGAGACTTTTTTGCATTAACTGTTGATATATCAAAGTTTTGTGCTAAGTCAAATCTAGTTTGTTGAGCTGCACTGTCAATGTATATATAGTCAATATCCCAACGATCAATAAGTTTTTGTATTTCTTGGGCGTGTTGCTCAGTTGTTCGCTCTGCATTCAAATATTCATCTACTAAGTAGTATTTTTCTTCTTCCCAGTTATATACAAAAACACAAAAAGCCGTAGGATCTCTATACCCCACATCAAGCCCCGCAAATATATCACAACCTGATGTGTTTAACTGCTCTAAATTACTAATACATGTTTCAAAGTTGAAGTTCCAGACTTGTCCTTCATACGTATTAAAGTCTGCTTCATACTCTTGTCTAAATTCTGCATCAGACATTGCTCTTCTCGCTTCTGCAATATCTTTTTCACTCATTCTTGGATTGTCTCGATAAGTTGCTCGAATAGAACACCACTCATCGAACTGATCGGAAAATCCTCGAAAGAAAAATTCAGAAAACCAATTGTTCTTTCCTCGAGGAGTTGAAACAAAAATAGCTTTAGAATTATCTTTATCTAGAGTAGGTCGAAGAGCTACGTTAAAAGCATCACGACCATCAGCCAAAGCGGCTTCATCAAAGATAATAAGATCATAGCTACGACCAACGCAACTATCCACTTGATTAACAGAACCCATCCTGATGGTGGATCCGTTGGACAGTTCGATGACTTTATCCTTCGCATTATCTTTTGTCACCTCTAAATCAAAATGCTTAATTAAGTTTCTTTGCAAGTCAAACGAAATCTGAGACAACGCATAGTTGGGGGACATTATAAGAATATTGGAACCAGGCACTAACGAAACCATCTGCCCAATTATGTTTGCAATATACGTCTTGCCTTGTCTTCGAGAAACTGCTGCGCATACGAAACGATACTTCGGATTATTTATAGCATTTATAATTGCTACTTGTGAAGGTAAAGGAGTAACTCCTAATAAGTGTAAATAAGGAGGAACCGGTAGTTTTAGAAAGCGCGTCTCAGATTTTATGTCTAATAAATAGTCGCCTGTTATATCAGAGCGACTGATTTCAATTGCCATTATTTTCTACTCATGTATGCCTGCGCTCCAAAATACATTCCTACAATGGAGGCTTGCGATAAAAATATCATGTCACTCATTGATCCCCAAGTTTGTAATTTACTTTCGGGTATAAGTAGTGATATGAGAGGATAGGCACACATTGCAATAATTGCTACCCATGCCATCTTTTTTTGAGCTTCGGCTTTTTCTTCCCGAAGCTCCATATCTGTAAATTCTTTTGCTCGTGCTAATTCTTCGTCTGACACAACTCCATCTCCGTCTGCGTCATATGATTTATACTTGGACTCTGCTTCAAACTTTTTAATCATTCTTTTTCTGTGCCTCGTAGTACATTTCTATAAGTTTCTTGTCTACGAGCTTTGGCTTGCATACGGCCTCTATGGGTTCATAAAAAGATTGTTCTCTTCCAAGCTCTTGTGCAGCATATCTACACTCACTTATAGTTTTAAAATGGCGATGCAGAATTGTTTCACCATCCAAAGTTATAAACATTGCAAATGCTAGAACTTTGTCCATTTATCATTTGTTTTGTTCCAACAATAGCTGTACTAAGTGAGCTAAACGAGCATCACTTGCTTCTTGGATCTTTTCTTGCCGTGCAAGAGAGTCTGCAATACTTGTAATCGCTTGTG